CCTAAATTCTTTGTAACACAAAATCAATCTTTATTTGATGTAAATGAACCACTGATAATTGGTAACAGAACTTCAAATTTAAAAATTGTAAAAACATCTAATAGTAAGTTAAAGGTATTTGGAACTGATAACTTAAATAAAGGTGATATTATATCAGGAAAAAATTCTGGTAGTCAAGCAACAGTTTCTAAAGTTATAGAAAATAAGGGTAGATTGAAGACAGATTTCTCTATTTCAAAGAATATAGGATGGAATGATAATATTGGAAAATTAAGTGAAGATTTTCAAGTTATACCTGATAATGATTATTATCAAAATATGTCTTACTCTATTCAAAGTCCTATAGAGTGGAGAAATTTAGTAACACCTGTTAATAATTTACTACATTCAAGTGGAACTAAAAATTTTGCTGATACTGGAATAACATCTACGACTAACATATCAATAGGTTCTTCAGATATAGTCTCAGTTATTGTAGACTTATTTGATGAGAAAAGAGTGGACGAATTAAGAAATATTGATACGGTAAGAGATGATGATGTAACTGATGATAATGTAACTAGAAAAATTGTTTTTGATAATATTCGATTATCAAATTATATTAGTTGTAATACAAATGATGTTCTTGTAATTGATAATATAAATCAAGAATTTTCTAATTTGGAAGGAGATCCTGATGATTTTCTAACTTTATTGCAATTTGATCCCAATCAAAATGAATTATTCAATAATATTCTAATTCGCACTGAAAGTAACTCCACTCAAGTTAATCGAATACAATTTTCTGATTTCTTGGTATTAAGTAATGGTAGTACTAATATTCTTCTTGAGAAAGGTGGATTGATAAATTCGGGTATTGGACTTACAAATTCAAAACAAAATAACTTTGCTGATTTTAAATTAGTTAAAGATGGTAATACTGAAGTTGAATCATTTAGATTTTCACCATCTTCAGATGAAAATTTTGATATTGATTATGATTTAAAATTATTCTCATCCAATTTTACTAGCACTGTAATCGGTGTTGGAACAACATCAATAGGAACAATTGATTTAACATCTGTTATAAAAACTTGCCAAGTAGGTGCAACTGAAAATATTATTTCAGTTCCTACAAATAAATTTGAATCATTACATGCTTTAGTAAATGTGATCAATACTAATACTAATGAAATGAATTTAGTAGAAACCTTTGTCTCTCACAATGGTAATGATTCATTCATCGCACAATCATTCATAGACACTGAAACAAATCAATTATCTACCAATCAAATAGGAATTATATCTGCCACAATATCTAATGACAATTTAAATTTAACTTTTGAAAATAATTTAACAGGTTCTAATAATGTTAAATTTAAAGCAAAAGTGATTGGTATCGGCACGACTGGAGTTGCCAATGGGACTTACAGATTTAAGGCAAATGGTCAATTAAATGGATCTGAAAGAACAACTTTATATTCAGGACTATCATCAACAAACACAGGTATTTCAACAATCATTAGTTTGAATTCGCAATTATTTAATTCAATAAAATCAGTCGTTGAAGTTAGTATAGGATCATCAAAGGCTCTGCATGAAGTTCTAGCTATACACGATGGAACAGATGCATACGTTCAACAATCTGGTTCATTATCAATCACCAAAGATTTTAATTCAGAATATGATCCTTCATTAGGATTGGGAACATTTAGTGCGTCTTACACATCAAATATTTTTGAATTAAAATTTCATCCAGATAACACAACTGGCATATCCACCGTTGTTTCATTAAATCATTGTTTTTATAATACTTTAGATAAAGTTAATACACCTTTAGATTTAACATATGGAGGTTTAAGAGAAAGTAACGAAGTAAAGGAGTATAATGCTTCAGAGGGCACTAGAGTTGAAAAAACAGAGTTTAATTTAAATGTTAATGATATACCAATTTTTGTAAAAACATTCAATCCTTCAGATGACTCTGCTTTAAATTTATCAACTGGTAAATTTACAATATCCAATCATTTCTTTAGAGAAAATGAAGAGTTAACATATCTTCCTAAATCAACATTTGTTGGAGTCGGTTCAACTGCGATGCAGTACAAAAACGGATCCATTGTTGATGTTCTCCCATCAACAGTATTTGCAAATACTGTGACTAATAATTCATTTTTCATATCAACTACAAGATCAGGAACAGCTGTGACATTTATGAGTGTAGGAGAAGGAAATGCTCATAAGTTTGAAATGAAAAAAAGTAATGAAAAATCTATTATTTCAATTGATGATGTTGTACAATCACCTTTAATTAATACTAATGTAAGTCATTTATTGGAAAATAATGTTGGATCTCAGGTTGGACTTAATACTAACATTATTAATTTAAGTGGAATTTCAACAATCTCAGTGGGTGATATTTTAAAAATAGACAATGAATTCTTACAAGTTGTAAATGTAGGTATTGCGACAACAAATGGAAGTCCTGTTGGAACATCGGGAACTTTTAATGTGGTTGAAGTTGAAAGAGGATTTGTGGGTACCTCTAATTCGATTCATGCTGATGGAACTACAGTTCAAAGATTTACTGGAACTTATAATATAGTCGAAAGTAAATTATTCTTGAGTGATCCACCAAGGGGTAATCCTAGTAGAGTTAAGGATGATAGTAATTTAGATTTTCCAAGGTCAACCTTTAATGGAAGAGTATATCTAAGAAATAATTATGATAGTAATTTAATATATGACGATATTTCAGATAGTTTTACTGGAATTAAATCAACATTTACCTTAAAAGTTGGGGGAGCTAATACAATTGGAGTTGGAACAACTGGTGGAAGTGGTATTTTATTCATAAATGGCATTTTCCAATCACCATCAACAGAATTCAATCCAGATAAAAATTTCAAGATAATTGAGAGTGGTTCTGGTGCGACAGGAGTTACAAGTGTGGTATTTTCAGGAATAACATCAGATAACGGATCTCAGTTTATATCAAATGATAATGTTAACTTTAATGAATTACCAAGAGGTGGTATTCCCATATCATTTGGATCAACTGTTACAGGATTGGGTTATGCTCCATTAGTTGGTGCAAAAGTGAAAGCAACAACAAATGCATCAGGACAGATAACAAACGTTGTTGGAGTGGCATATAGTGGATCTGCATTAGGAATTCAAACTGCTACTTATAATGAAGTGACGGGTATAATGACAGTCAAAACTGTTAATGAACATAAATTTAAAAATTCAAATGAGTTAGTATTACTTGGAGGTTTAGAATTTGCTTGTGCTGCTCCTCATGCTGGAGTTACAACAACTATCTTCCCTGATGGCACAATAGGAGATAAATTCCCTGTCGTATCAATAGCAGCAACAAATGTATTTGGTGTTAACATTGGTGTTAGCACAATTCCTCATGCTTATGTTGGATCAGGTAATGCTTATCCATATTTTAGTAATTTAACATTTGGATCTGGATATAATGGATTAGTATCAATAGGAGTGACTGTTGAAGATTTTGGATATGAACATCGTTTTGTGTCTGCTGATGTGAATGGCATTGATAAAAACACTGGTGGTGATATTACTGCAACTGATGCTGAATATAACCCCACAACAGGTGTTTTAGTTATTACCTCTCCAAATCATGGTATGAGTGATAACGATCTGGTTTTAATTAAAACTGGTTCAATTAGATTTACATGTGCAAGGGATAATTTTAAAACAGTTCATCCATATCCAAGATCAACTGATCCAGTAGCTGGTATCAATACAGTGGTTGATGTATTAACTCCTGATGTATTCAGTGTGGATGTTGGTGTCAATGTTGGAAGTGGTGCACAAATAACTGCGACTGCAGGTGTTGGTGGAACAGCAATATTTACAATTGCAGCAGCAGGATCAAATTATAAAGATCCTGAAGTATTTGTATCTGAACCATCATATTCAAATTTATCAGTGACTGGTGTTTCAAGATTAGGTATTGGTGCCACAACAGATACAGGAACTGGTTTAAGAGTTAATGCAATAGTAAGTGCGAGTTCAACTACTGGGATAGGTTCAACAATGTTTGAAATCTCAAGATATGAAATCGTAAATTCTGGTTATGGATTTAAAGAGGGTGATGTTGTTGAAGCTGTTGGTTTAGTCACTGCAAAGGGCATGGGATCTATCCAAACCAAATCAACTCTAAGTATCGATCAAGTTTATAAGGATCGATTTGCAATGTGGCAATTTGGTGAATTTGATTATATCGACTCTATCAAATCACTTCAAAATGGAACAAGAACTAGATTCCCACTTAATTTCAATAATGAGTTGATTAGTGTAGAGGCAAGTAATACACTATCTGAAAGTGTAGATATTGAGAATATATTCTTTGTTACTATAAATGGTATAATTCAAGAACCAACTAAAGCATATACTATAAATGGTGGAACTTCTATAAACTTTAGTGTAGCACCAACTGGTGATTCTGAAGTTGGAAAAAATGATGGTGATGATGTTAGTATTCTATTTTATAGAGGAACATCTGGAGTAGATTCATTAATTGTTGATGGAGATGATTCTGGTCTAAAAACAGGTGATGAGGTAAGAATTGAATCTGGTAATCAAATACCAGCACAAGATAATAGAACCATAACAGGAATTACTACATCGACTGTTTTAGATACGACTGTATATCAAAATCAAGGTATTAGTGATATAATTTCAAGACCTCTAACACTCATTAAACAAAAAAATGATCTTACGATTAACAAAGTTGTGGTTTCGAAAAAAAGATCTGAGTTAGAACCAAGAATAATACCAATTGCAAAGATAATTGATGATATTTCTACTACAGATACGGTGTTGTTTACAGATAATGCAGATTTATTTAATTATGAAGATGAAGGAACGGTATTGATAAATTCATCAATTATTAATTTAAGTAATCTAAATTCTGTGAATGCATCTGCTACTGCAACTGTTTCTTCAGGAACAGTAAGTGGAATTACAACAACTAATAATGGTTCTGGTTATACATCTGCTCCAACTGTAAAAATATCTGCACCACCAGAAATTGGAGTTGGAATAGGAACCACTGCAACTGCAACTGCCACAGTATCAAATGGTCAAATAAATTCAATAACAATAACTAATACTGGTTTAGGATACACTATAGCACCTAAAGTTTTGATCAGCAGTCCAATACAATCAAATACCTTTGAAAACTTAACAACTTCAGGATTAACTATTTTGGAAAGCACTGGTTTGATTACAGGAATCGGAACAACAACACTATTAAATAAATTAGGATTAGAATTTTCAGTCAAAAAGGATAGTACTGCAAACTTTAATGCAATAAATGTTGGTGATCCAATTTATATTTTTGACACTACAATCGGATCAGGACTTATATCTATTAGTGATAGTGGTACAGATACTGACACTGTGGGTATTGGTACAACATTTGTAGATAATGTATATACCGTTGCATCATTTACAAGTAATGCTAATACTGGAGTTGTTACTTGCCTAATAAAATCTAACACATCCACCACTGGATTGAGTGCTGTTGGATTTGCGACAGCACCAGTTGGAAACTATTCCATAGCAAAAATAAGTGGATTTACAAGATCATCATCACCTGTATCAATCGGAGTTACGGGATTAACTATTGATGCTGGATTATCAACATTCCCAACACTTAAAAGGACTGGTGGTAACGATACATTCAATAAAACTGGTGGATTATTGACACCTTCTTAAATAATGTTAAATATTATGTATAAATATCTAAAAAACTATTAATATGCCAGCGGTAGTAACAGATCAATTTAGAATAGCAAACGCAGGTAATTTTGTAGATTCTGTTTTAGACTCTAATAATTCTTACTATGTATTTTTAGGATTGCCTAATCCAGCAGTAGCTGGTTTTGGTAGAACAACATCTTGGCCATCCGATCCAATTGATAATCAGCAATATCTAACACACTACAGAGACACTTCACTATTCGGGAAAAAAATAAATTCTTCAAATATAAGAAGAGTAGTAAAAAAACATAGTTGGGCAGCTAACACCAAGTATGATATATATCGTCATGATTACAATGAACAAACAAATAAAGCACCAAACTCACAAACTGGAAGTTTATATAAAACAAACTACTATGTTATAACTTCTGAATTTAAAGTTTATATTTGTTTGAGTAATGGTAGTACTGGTGACTCTCCTAAAGGTGTAGATTCATTAGATGAACCCACTTTTACAGATTTAGAACCATCTACAGCTGGTACGCAAGATCCTTATGTGTGGAAATATCTGTTCACGATTTCACCAAGTGACGTTATAAAATTTGATTCAATCGAGTATATTGTTTTGCCAAATGATTGGTCAACAACCACTGACTCACAAATTCAATCAGTTAGAGAGGCAGGAGATTCTGATATCAATAAAAATCAAATAAGGAAGGTATATATTGAAAATGGTGGAACTGGTTATACAGGCACGAGTGAAATTTGTAATATTCTTGGTGATGGAAGTGGTGCAAAGGCACTTGTAACTATTACCAGTGGTAAAATTACTGATGTGATTGTTACATCTGGTGGTTCTGGATATACATTTGGTATGGTAGATCTAACAAATCTTGGTACACCGTCAACTCGTGCAAAGTTGATACCGATAATTCCACCCTCTAAAGGACATGGATTTGATATTTACACTGAGTTAGGTGCCGATAAAGTTTTAGTTTATTCACGTTTTGATGATTCAACAAAGGATTTTCCAACAGATACTCATTTTGGTCAAGTGGGAATAATTAAAAATCCAAATGACTTTACAAATTCAGGCATATTAACTGCTTCTCAATTCTCATCTTTATCCTCTATTAAATTAAGTACTGCAATTCCTTCAACCACAGATTTTAATGCTTTGATTGGTATTGGAATCACACAATCTGTAAGTGGAGGAACTGCAAAGGGTGTTGTGGCATCATATGATAAAGATACTAAAGTTTTGAAATATATTCAAGATAGAGGTTCACATTTAAATCCAACTTCTTTTGATAACACTGATTTTGCAAATGTCACTACAAGATCAAAAGTTTTGTCTTTTGAAAATACAGATACATCTGGTGACATATTTGGTCAAGGTGGAGCAGTTTCTTTTTCATCTGATATTGAGGATTTTACTGGAATTACAACCACAATTGGTAATAGACAGATAAATTTGGGAGTTAACTTCACAAATGGTCTAGCCAATCCAGAAATAAATAAAAAGACTGGTGATGTCATCTACATTGACAACAGAAAAAAAGTTGAAAGAGACATCAGACAAAAAGAAGACGTTAAAATCATCCTAGAATTCTAAGAAAATGTCACAAAAAATTAATTTAAATGCAAGTCCATACTATGATGATTTTGATAGTCAGAAAAATTTTCATAGGGTTCTTTATAAACCTGGTTTTCCAGTACAAGCAAGGGAATTAACACAACAACAATCAATATTACAGAATCAAATTGAAAAATTTGGTGATCATATATTTAAAGAAGGATCAGTTGTAATACCAGGAGGAATAGGATATGACACTCAATATAACGCAGTAAAACTAAATAGCACTAATTTTAATATTGATATATCAGTATACATTGATAATTTTATTGGAAAGAGAATAATTGGATCAGAATCAGGAATAGAAGCAGTTGTAAAGTTTGTTTCTCTTCCAGATGGTGGTGATGTAGAAAATACAACTTTATATGTAACTTACTTAAGTGCCGATAACAATTCACAATATACTACTTTTGTGGATGGAGAAACATTAAGTGCAACTGAATCTGTGGTATATGGTAATACTACAATTAATGCTAATACTCCATTTGCATCACTAGTTTCTGAAGATGCAACTGCCATTGGATCTGCTGCATTTATTTCTGAAGGAGTATATTATGTAAGAGGATTTTTTGTTAATGTTTCTGATCAAACAATTATATTAGACCATTACTCAAACAATCCAAAATATAGAGTTGGATTGCAGGTTAATGAATTAATTGTTGATGCAAAAGAAGATAATTCTTTGTTTGATAATGCAAAAGGATTTACTAATTTTGCAGCACCAGGTGCTGATAGACTTGGCATAGAATTAAAATTAACTAAAAAACTATTAACCGATAAAAATGATACTGATTTTATTGAATTATTAAGACTTGATGATGGTATATTGAAGGTAATACAACCAAAGAGTGAGTATAATAAAATTCGTGACTGGATTGCAGAAAGAACTTATGATGAATCTGGTGATTATAGTGTAGAACCATTTAAAATGAATTTATTCAATTCATTAAATAATAACTTTGGAAATGGTGGTTTATTTTTCAAAGATGAAAAAACAGATCAAGAAAATACACCATCAGATGATTTAATGTGTTTAAAAATATCTGCAGGTGAAGCATATGTAAGAGGATATGACATTAAAAAAGTAGGAACAACAATTGTAGATGTTGAAAAACCAAGAGATGTTGGAATTAGAAGTGATGTGGGTGTTGGTTTTGAGATGGGAAATATTTTAAAGTTGAATAATGTTACACAAGGTATTGCAGTTCAAGGAAGTATAGTAAAATTATTTGATAACTTTAACTCTACTGGAACTAATATTGGTAGTGCAAGAGTTTATTCGTTTAATTTAGAGGACGCTGCTTATGAGGATGCATCTACAAGATGGGAACTAAGACTATTTGATGCTCAAACAAATACAGATTTAGTTTTAAATCAAGCAGTAAGTAATACTCAATTACCAAAAGGTTCATTTGTAAAGGGAAAAAGTAGTGGAGCAAGTGGGTTTGCTGTTGGTGCTGGTGGTAATTCAACAGTTATTTCATTGAATGAAACTTCAGGATCATTTAATGTTGGTGAACAGATACAAATAAATGGTGTTGATTTTCCAA